TTCAGATAAATAGGCTTCAGGGAAAGGGTGACATCCATAAGCTTGTCGGCGTTGTTGATAAGCGTCGCGTGTCCGCTCGTGGTAAAGCCAACCTTGCCCCAGGCATAGGAACTGTTAGCGATCATCGGATAAGCCGCAATGCCGTGGGGCTTCTCAACTCCATTGCCGGTGATGAATGCAGACCCTTCCTCTTCCGTAAACTCAACAGATACCTCATCAGCAAGCCATGAAGCCAAGTCCATATAGGCATCGTCAAGAGCAATCTGCGTCGTGCCGGGCTCAGCATAGATTTCCTTCATGTTGATGGCGATTTCTTTCAAGGTCGGGGTATTGGTTTCGGTACGGGATGCTTTTTCAGCAACCCAGCCAGAAGTCGCTCCGCCCTGATTGACGAGTTTTTTATAGGTATCCGTGCCGATAGTGCGGACCGTTGCCAGCTGGCGCATGACGCTCATCATCATAGCAACCCGATCAATGGACTGGTCGAATTCAGGCGGGGTGATTAAGTAGCCGCCATCGGGATCGGAAAGGGTAGACAACCCGGCCTGAACTTGGAGTTCTTTGACTGCCGCCAACTGAGCCTCGCCACCTTTGCGGAACCAAGTCTCGAATGCAGCTTTGTGTTCGGCCTTCACCTTGTCGATAGCGGTAGTAGAACCACCCTTGAACTCGGCACGGGCCACTTCAGTCTGTAAGGTTTCCAATTGGGCTTTCAGGTCGGCAACCTTGGTCATGTCGGCATTGATAGCCGCTACCTTTTCGACCAAATCAGCCGGTGCATAGCCTTTACTCTCTACCGCCTTAATGCGGGTATCATTTGCCGCTTTGAATTCCTCGAATGTACGACCGAGGGCTTCAATTAATTTCTTCAACTCGTCCATAATAATATTCCTCCTTTTATACGGTTAAAATTGATGTTAGTTTTTTGAGTTCCGATGCGATGGTCAGGTATTGAACTAATTCCTTGGCATCGTGGTCGTCCTTCTCCGCCTTTATCTTGCCTTCATGGTCATCGTCAGCATGACACCGATCAAATAACCCGGCTGCGCGACATGCCGCCGCTGCTGCCTTGGCAAATCCCTTAGACGCTTTCGCATCGTGAAGGATTTTTTCAACATCAAACCCAGTAAGGATCGCCGGGTCTTTTATGTCATTAAGTACATCACTGGGAGCACCAGCAAAGATAGAAAGGTCAAAGGAAGCCTTGGCCGCCTTACCAGATTTAAGGATGGTAGTAATAAACCCTTTATCCCTTGCCAGTTCTGCGGTAAGCCATGTCCCATCTCGTTTATCCTCACCCTTCATTAATTGTTTTGCTTCACGCTTCCCAACGGTTGAACTTTCAGCATATAAATCAACCAGTTTTGCACTAAATTGGCTTATAATATCAAGATTTTCTTCATGAGAATACATATTCCCAATTGTCAATAGCCACGGTTCGTGCATCATAAACGTGCTTGATGGGTATGCTTGCCTTTCCTTACCACCTAAGATAAGAAGGCTTGCAGAACTTGCCGCAAGTGATTCAATCCTGGTAGTTACATTCCCATGTTCCTTAAATGATTGATAAATTGCGATAGCATCCACCAAATCACCGCCAGGGGAATTAATCCTTGCAAGAACTGGTTTGCCGCGAAGGTCCAAGACCACACGAACAAGCTCAGCAGCATCGTTGAAGGGCCATCCAATCACATCATAAATAATTATTTCAGCATTATCGCCTGCCGATGCTTCTACTTTGTACCAGTCAGGTTTATCAAGTGGCTTATTCCATATCCGACTGATTGCATTCGCACTGATTTGATTACGATAACTTAAGTTCATGGCTATTCGCCTCCTTGATCGGCGGAAGTACCGGGATCAGTTTTAGTATCAGGATTTACCGACGTGTTGGGGTTCTCGTAAACATCGCCACCTTCATATCCATTCCAATCTTCAAGCGCACGGGCCTGATTTGCGTTCATAAACTTATTGGTGATGCCAATGGCATATGCAGCGAACCGTTCCGCCATATTACCCCTGAGAAGCGCTCCCATGTTGAACTTGGAATAGAGGGTATCCTGTTCAGGAATAGTCAGTAAATCCCTGTCTATGGATGATTCAAAACTTACAGCTATCGGAGCGATTGTAAAATCAACAAACGACTGCTTGAATTGAACTGACGAGGCATAGGTTGCCGGAGTGCTACCAGCTTGGATTAAGATAAGCGGGATACCAAACATTCCCGCGATTTGAGCCTCAGTCATTTTCATAAGTTCAAGGAATTGCTGATCAACTAACTTTATCGAAGGGAATTGGATTTTCATCCCATCATCAACCAACATTACATCTTGAGCGTTATTCAGCCCGGCGTATTTAATCTTATAGGCAGCAAGCATGTTGGCATGATCTTGTGGTGCTAACCGTAAAGGGTGTTCTAATATCGCACCAGGGTGCATCCCCTTGCCGAAGTATTGTGATAGAAACTTTTCCCCTGCCATTCCTAATCCGATACACTCACGCGCGTACTGGATAGGGTTCATACCAGTTATGCCGTCGAGAGATAAGCCACGAATATGGAAGATTTTACTTTGCGGATATTCTTTTGCAGGTTCGCCGCTTGGCCCGGATATCTTGTAGGTCAACGAGAAATCGGGGTTTTGCTTAATTTCCTGTAACCGGTCAGGATTTACAGGCAGGATTTCACGGACATTCTTGCCAACCATAGTCTTAAATGCTACGAAATTACCACGCATGGACACATCGACAATGGCCTTGCCCCATAGTTCAGAAGCAGTAAGCCACCCGTTAGGTCGTTTGCTAATTACTTTGTAGAGTGGGTGGTCAGTAGCTTTGTTCTTAACATCATTTACATCTTCCATTAACTGACAAGGCATCTGGGATATACAGTTATAGAGGACTTTCACGCAATTATAGACGGTAACTACTCGCATAGCGGAATCGGAGTTGACAGCTACACCGGACGAGGTTGAACCACCACCAAAGTATTCACGAATAAGAGTGTCGAAAGTAGATGATACGGCTTGTGGTCGGATTGTTTTAGATAGGATTCCCATTACTTATCGCCTCCCAATAGAGAACCGACAATACCTACAGTGGTGAGTACCCCACCAACAACAATAAAGGCTATCCCGATGGAATAGTTTGATTTAAGCCCGTACCAAAGCATTGCAAGGCCAACAAAAAAGAATAAATCACGACGATCAAAGGCATCCCACATGGCAGAAACACGAAAAGCCAGAAGCGTTCGCAATCTTCCTACCATCAAACTCATTGAACTTATTGCCTGTTTGAGAGCCATTTTAGCGCATTATCCGTAACCTTAATCGCATTAAGTAAAGAAATAAGACTCTTTTGGATGGATTGTGACACAAAAATGTAGTAGTTAACTTAACAGATTAGAAAAAATCTTAGGTAGAAATTAGGTGAGCGTTGTATGTTGCTGTAATTCTTCGATAACTGAGCGATAAATCCTTAAAGTTCCACCAGGGAGTTTAATCGCTTCCAACTTACCCGTAGATATCCACCAATAAACAGTGGAAAGGTTAACATCCAATATCTCAGCTACCTTTTTAGGCCGGAGTAGAGATTTTGCAGGTAGGTCAATCATCTTGTCGCCCTCTTAATCGCTGATGCCAGCTCTACGTTAATCGCCATTTCCTTGATAAGAGTTTTGGCAATTTCTTTGCCGTCGAGATAGATGCGGGCCGTAATACAAGTTTGATCTTTTGCCAATTTATCGCTATCTTCACTCCAGATATCCTCGGCAATTATCCCGGCAAGCATATAAGTGCGGACAAGCTCCTCAACGCAGGATATCTTTTCTGCCTCACGGTATTGACGGCTGAGCACCCTCATGGATGGTTGAGATGTTCCATATAGCCAACGATTAGTGCAGGCATCCCTTAAATAATCAATCTCTTTTACTGTGTATGCTCTCTCCATTCGTAACCTCCTTTAATTCTTCCTACCCTGTAGTATTTCCTCGGTTGACCATCCCGCGTAGATTGTTTTTTGGCACTTAGATTCAGGATTCATTCCAAGCAAAGCGCAGCAATTCAGCGATGCCATCACCGGATCAATCTTCCCCGTACCGCTCGCTTGTTTGGTAATTGATATAGCATTCCCCCGTGGTTCAACTCTCGCATTCCCTACACACCATGCCATGAGTTTCTGGTTGCCATGTATAATACTCTTACCCGCTACCTTGACCTCCATCGTCTTGATAGCACCATTCAGCCTCCAGCCTTGGGGAATACCTACTATTCTATCATGTTCTATCTTGCCGTTGCCTTGTTCATCGCCCGCTTCTAATTCATCGGCAATAAGCCCAATGCCGGAAGGGTCAACACCTATCCGATCAAGCAACCCGGACGCTTCTACTTTTCTTACAATATCACCAACTTCTTTGATACCTTCCTCGGTCATGTCCATTATGGACAAATCACCATCCTTCTCAAAATCACGATATTTTGGAGCTTCGGACTTCCTGCGTTCCAATGCTATATTATGACACCAGGCATGAACCCACAGAAGCCAGTTACCATTACCTAATTCCCGACCTAATACTGCCAAACCTAATAGATCGTCCAGACCACCACCGTCGATACCGATTTCAATGACCTCACAGCGTTCAAGGATAATATCTAAGGTTACCTCACCACCGGCATCTTCCCAGAAATCAGCGCCAGCCCATGCTTGTGCCTTGGCTGAAACACCAATCTGAACATTCAAATGCTTCGACAAAAACCCCTGCATTGACTGAGGGCCTTCAATTTCTGCTTTCTTAAATTCCCGGTTAATTGTTTCTTCATCAACCGATGCGCCAAGGTTGGGGTTAGGAATGTAGAAATTTTTAGGGATTAAATGGAGTTTCTTTTCAATCATGTATTTAGGAAACTCGAATATTATCGGTAGGAAAGCGGGGTCATCAATCTTGCCATCACGGACACCGCGAGCATATTCCAATTTATCAGCAAATATCCCCGCAGGAGCTTCGTCGGATTGTGTGGTAATCCAGATTATAAATCCCTCTGGCCGGGAAAACAGTCCTCCTGTAGCCTCCTTGAACATATTCGTAGCACCGGCTCTCTTGCCAAAAAGCCATAGCTCTTCTGCAAGAATGCCAACACCCTTGAGTCCGCCAACAGTGTCACTCTCAGCAGCAACTATTTTTAGCGTCGATTCACTATTCCGATTGGTTATTTGCTTAATATGGTCTTGTGGGTGCATCAAACTCTTGAGTTCATCATCCGAGCTTATCATCCCGCAAGCTGGTAGGAATGAATTACCTGCAATGGATACAGTGGGTGCGACAATGAAAAATTCTCCTGATTGCCGCCAGTTTAATATTAGTGCTGTCATCATAATGGCTGCCGACATCCCGGATTTATCATTCTTCTTTGCAACCATAAGGAAGTATTCACGAATCAGCCTTCTCCCCGATTCAGGGTTTACTGACCCGAAGATATGAGAAACAAGATCGAACTGCCACTGACGGCCTACCTGCCCATAAGTAGGGCAACCGGGGACATCCTTTAGGTGCAACTCCTTGAAAACAGACAACCCTCTTTCTGCTTCAGTAGGGAATAGCGGTGGGAAAGTAAATAGGCTTTCACCCTTCACAATCCTTGATTCCCAATCAGGGCAGGCGGTACTCCATTCCATTTATTTCACCAAACTCAACGGGGTCTTTATTGGAGCAAACTTGCCCGCACCAGCCGATTTAGCCTTCTCTGCTTGTTCATCCTTCTTGCCTACGCTCGCTTCACCTTTACGGGGGTGCAGATATGGTGCTGCTGATACTGCCATTCTCGCCCTCATGTTAGCATCTTCCTTTGGATTATTCATCACCCTCAGCATATATTCGAGGGGGGTAAGGTTTTCAAGTGCCGCAGCATCCAATATATCAGAAGAAAGTTTCGATGTTAATGGGGGCGTAAATGTTTCGGTTTGGGGTATGATGGGTGCGGGAGTATCAACAACCACTACCGGTTTACGTGGTCTACCTCGTTTCTTAACAATCTTGTCGATAATTATGTCATCAACATTATCAACCTTATCAACCTCAACCACCTTCGCTACACCAACCTTTTTAACTCTCGGCTTGTTAGGCTTTGTCCTCGGCTTATATTTTGTCCCCGGCATCGGCCCGCTCCCCGGCCTGAATCCACCTCGCGCCATAATCAACCTCCTGCTCGTTCTTTTTCTTCTAAATCACTCTTCTTCTTGTGGCACCTACGACATAGGCAAACTCGATTTTCATCACTCTCAGCGCCACCTTTAAATAGGGGTACAATGTGATCTACCTCTAAATACGATAGGTTAGATGGCATAAACCCACATTTAGTACACGCCGCACCATCACGGAGGATTATCCGTTCCCTAATCTTGGTCAACTGCCACCCGACTATTCGGGGTGGTGCAGCCGGACTGCTACGGCGAAGTTCGATAGTGTTAATTTTATTCTTGATTGAGTTCAATCGTTCCATAAAATTATCCAAACATCTTCAATGGTTTAATTTCCCCAACACCTTTATTAATATTACACGAAAGATGAGCCAATTGCACATTATCTCTTGTATGCAGCCCACCGCATACGATAGGAATGATATGGTCAATGCTTGCACTCATGATATGGGGATATTTCAAATCCAATTCTACTTCCTTATGGCATATTTGGCATATCCATTGGTCACGTTCAAATATTTCCACCCTCTGGAACCGTTCTCCACGCGATTCCGCTACGAGCCTTCTTATAGATGAACCCCCGTGATGTCCACCCCTGCCTGCCCTTGCCTCACAAGTTGATGAACAATACTTTGTCCTTGTGTCCCTGTATTCAGGTTGGTGCATTTTACCACACCATTGACATTCAAATGGCGGAGGTGGAGTCCATTCCTCTTTATATTTATCCCTTAACCTTTCCAACATTTTCTTGGTGGCACATTCTTTAGAGCACTTATTACCTTTTGATTGCTTACTTATAAAATCAATCCCACAGACATCGCACTTACAACAAAATGGGCCTTTTTTCGTATTCAATTTATTTTTGGTTAACCCGCTTTCCTTATTGGCCCTATGTTCCAATATTGCTACCCGTTTTGCGACAATCATTTCAGGGGTCATCTGGTCATAAGTGATTTTCCCCTTCGATGCAATATAAATCCCCCTTTTAACTATCCTGTCCGTCAATAAGCCACGCTGCTGTGATTCATATTCACGTTCACCACTTCTATCCCGATCTTTATATTTAGGTAACGCTCGCTTCTCTTTCTCGTACCTACTCATTTTCTCTTTAACATGCGGTTGTGATCTAATTTTCTTCCTATATGCAGCTACTTCAGGGGTCTTCTGTTTTACTGAAATACATAATTTACAATAGCCGCTAAACCCATTGGTACTACTGGAAGCGTGTTGATAATATTCAAATGACAATGGTTTCCATTCTTTACACTTAGTGCATTGCTTCTCTTCGTCCCCATCTTGATTTGTTCTATGAAAGCGACCAAGATAGCAATCAACAGAACAATACTTTTGTTTCTTATGCTTTCTGGTGAACACCTTTGAACACTTTTCACAAACATAACTATTTTTACCCATTACACACCTATTTATTATTAATTATTGTTAAATGTTCAATAACCTATTATTTGAACATTTGCAAACTATTTATTCGATTTACCTTATAAAAATGTTCAAATAAAGGAACAAAAAATCCAAGTGAGGCCAGATGCGGTTACGTGGCTGTAATTATTGGGAAGATTCCGACCGGGGGGATAGCGTAACAATATCATATAGTTATGTGATGGTACGGCGTGAAATGGGGATATTCGACATTTATTGCCAAGTGGTTCGACATTGTTGTCGAATTTATAAGTGTATGATATTGTTTATGTTTACGCGATTATTTGATCTTGATACAAAATTGTTTCGACATTTATTGCCGGTTTTTAGCCTGGGAGCATAGAACGATAGTGCTATAATATGGCAATGTGAAAAATATAATAGCAATGATATTACATGGTTGTAATAAATATATTGTGTTATATGATAAATGGCATAGGAATTGCTATGTTATCATATAAACGGAACACTAACCACTAACAGGAGGGCAGACAATGAAAACATACAAATTTGACAATGGCGAATCATTAAGCATCGCTAACAAGCATTATGAAATCCTTGCCGAATCATTACCAGAGGCTTGGGACAAACTACGTAAAATTACATCTGCACCTATGACATTGGCAAATAGAGCAGCACTAACAGGAGGGCAGGAGAATGAAATTAAATGAGCAGGCGATAAAACAGTGTAGCAAAGGGACAACTTGTAAGGGATGCCCAGCACATAATACGCCGCAGTGCAATACTATAGCGGTCTGGGCAATGATCCGGGCGACTAATAACAGTAAGTAACTAACCATTGAAAGGGGAATGATTATGAAGCATGCAGACGTTTATGGCGCACTACAAACAAGCGGACTGGTAAGCAGCAAGAACGAAGAACCGTATTTCTCGCATCATCTTTGCGATAATTGCAATGGACTGGCAGGCGATAGGTATGAGGTAGAGGGCTACCTTAACTTAATAGAGGCACAAACAGAGGTGAATAAGGGCGATAATTTGTACACACTGGAATTGTGCACCGATTGCTATCAAGAACTGTTCGCATAATACCTTGACAAGCGCCCTTTGGATTATAGCAAGGGGCATGATCTGAGGGTATTATAAAGGGTAAATTGTAAAGAGGTATAGATTAATAACTTTGGAGGTTCTTAAAATGAAATGTCCATATTGCAGCGAGTTTAGAGGTAACAGTAAAGTCAAGGGATATCCAGTCAAGGAACAGTTAGCACTCCATATCGAGAGGGACCACCAAGCGATCTATAAGGCTAACTCGATCCGTGGCCTCTTCACCGGACCGACAAAGGAACATGCAAAACAAATGCAGCAGCGTACTAATATCGAGACTGCCTATATGGAATGGTGCTTCACCGACGACAATCATACTATTGAAGATGCGCGGCGAAAATACGCAGAACTGAAGGCAGCTATTTAATAAGATAGGTTCAGGTATAGGTGCACTCATAATAGGGTGCAAAGGCGCTGTAAAGCGGGCGGAGTAGTGTGGCTAATGAAAGGAGATAATCATGTTCAAAGTTTACGCACGTAAAATTGAAATCTACACCAAAGGGAAAGGGGTATTAAATCAGTGGCAATATACCTGCTCCACTAATGCATCGAGGACCTGTAAAGAGGCAAGGGAAAAGTTTAGCCTGAAATATGGCATTGATAAGGAGCAGGTCAAGGCGAATTTTAGCAAGTAGGCATACCGGCGGCATACCATGTCAAGGCATACCGGGCAGCATACCATTAACTATAGGAAGGCATACCACCATGAAAAAACTTAATAGCTTTGTTCAGGAACAATTTAATAGACGATCAAATCAGGATAGACGGAAAAGAGTTGACTGGTATCTTGTAGAATATATTGACGGGCAGGGCATACCATACCGCAAGGCATACGAATTTAAACCGGGCACTAAGTTTGACACGGTAAAAAGTAGCATACCATTGACTATAGATTAGGAGGGCATACCGATGATTAAACAGTTACCAGACATTGAACAGGAAACGGAATTTCATCCTTACACTAAAAATAAAAAAGTCACACCTGCCGGCGAGCATATTTACAGTTACCATTTTTTGACACGGGATAAGAAAAGCCGTCCTTGGCAGTGTATAGCATCGGTATGGGTAGCCGGTGATTGTTGTAGTTCAAAAGCACAAGAGTATTTTGAAAATCACGGGTATAAGCAGGCATACCCATTAGCAAGGTTATGTGATGGGCGGGAATGGATCAAGCTACAAACTACACAGCTAATGAGGAAAGCATCATTTTAGGGCATACCGTGACTATGACATACCAGACCGACGAAAGTTTTTTGATAATATGAAAATAACACTTGACATTGGATTAAAGTAACATTATATTATAATCGTAATAAGGGACATACCAGTTAAAGGGCATACCATCAAATTTAATAGGAGGTTATTGTGAAAATTATTGACGAAAACGGGAATATAATCGGCAAAGTAAACACTAATCACAGTATGACAATTTATGAGGCTTGCGATTTTGCAGGGATTGATGCAGGACATACCGACGAATTTGAATATGATATTGACAAGTTGCATATGGACTATGAGGATTAACATACCATCAAACTTAAGGAGGTGTAAGCAATGGAAATGTTAAAATGTATGAGATGCAATTATGAATGGCTACCCCGCCCACGGTTCGAGGGCGAAAAGCCGAAGCAGTGCCCGAGGTGTAAGCAGTTGAGCTGGGAAAAGGGATTGCAGCCGAGAGTGAAAAAAGAAAAGGAATAGTTAGCACATACCATAGGCAACTAATTTTATAACATACCATCAAACCAGAAATTGAAAGGAGTGCATACCATGAATAACGCTGAATATCAGAAAAAAGAATTGACCAACTTTGCAAATCAGAAAAACAGGTATTTTGACACGGTGGCCGATTTTGTTGAACATTGGGGAGACTCTACAACCGAGGAATTGTTAGAACAACTCGAATGGGTTGAAAATGGCAGTTATGGTGCTGGGGCTTGCTTTGCATTGCAAGCGACACTCAAGAGCCTGAACAAGCGCACTAATAACAATGCTCGAATTGGGCAAGTTTTTCTCAAGTGCCTGTATGGAGCTGATTTTAGGTACTGGAACAAGCTCCCGGCAACTATGCAATTTAATATCAACAAGGCCGTTGAAACGTGGCTCGCTCAAGAGAAAAACTTTGCTCAGGAATTAGCGGCATAGCATACCGGGAACATAGGCAACATACCAGGCGGATAATTTACAAGGGGGCTGCGGATTCCTACACGCAGGAAAGGGTGGAAAGCTATGATTAGAATAGGATTGCAGGTGAAAACAGAGAAAGGCTGGAAGTGGGTATTTTGCCATAATACCGGGAAAATTATCACAACAGAAAATAAGCAAAAGGCTTTAAGGGGTGATGATCTCCCGTGGTGGGAAAACCATTTCGGGAATAATGAATTCAGAGCATCAAAATAAAGGGGGCTAAAATGTCAAAAATGAAAGATTTAGCAATTGAAATTGACGAAGCGGGGGTTGACTTTAGGGAAGTTGATCTTGAAGACGTGGAAGCGTTTATGGAGACTTATCAAGATAAAACGGGGCATGAAATGAGCATGATTCAGGCTATCAAGGTAATGCACGGGAATTAGGAATGAACTTTATTTGCATACCATGAAGGAGGTGTGATCATGATTAAAATTTGCAGGTTATCAATTAGTTACAAGGAAGAATCAAAAAGCATGAAAGAGGTTCTTGCCGAAGCTATGCAAAAAGCCGGGGTCACAATGGAACAAATTGCAATCAACGGCCCGGACTATAGGAATAAAACTCATTACGGCAACTGGGTATTAACGCCCGTTCTTGACAATGAGGCCACTGCTAAACTTGCCGCAGTGTTAGGGACAAAGACAGACATACCAAGGCAAATTTTAGAAGATTCTGACCTTCAGGCATACCATGAAGGGCAAAAGGTCAATGTCAGGTATCAATCGGACTTTGGCTTTAATTGTGAAGGTAATGGGAAGGTTATCAGAAAATCAAATAAGGAAATTACGATTTTGAAAAAGGGATCACGGTCAAAAGGGTGGACATTTAAGTCATGGGACGAAGTGACTATTGAAGCATACTGACAACGGGCCAATATAAGACATACCAAGGGAGGATTGAACCATGATTAAGATCGGAAATGAAAAACTGTTTACCATGACGGAGTTATTGGAGAA